TCGATCTAGGTACATATCCGATGTTTCTTGCAAGTGATACGACATTTTCTCTAACTGTTGCACTATCAATGAACGCTTCATTCACTGCCATATTGGTATTATAGGCAGTAATATAAGAATTATATGCTAAATTGTCAATTAATACAGAAAAATTAGATCCTTCAAAGTCAAAATCAGTAAAATTTGAGTTTGACCTCAAATAATCCTTAATTTGAGTGCGTAAATCTTGAAAATCTAAGTTTGTGAACTGATTAAATGCCATTATACCCTTGTCGGTTGTAGTAAGAACTCTATAGATTGACTTGGAATCGGTAATCCAACGATATCATAGTCAACTTGAATGTTCAAATCATTAGAATCCTGATCTGCGGTTACATATACACTATTTAATTCAATTCGAGGCTCATAATTTTTCAATAATGTGCTAATTTCTTCTTCCAATACTGCTTCAAGACCAGATCCCATGTTCTCAAAGAGGTTATCAACGATTGATGTACCTAATAACTCATTAAAAAACCTCTCATTAATCCGAGTTCGAGTGAGATTAATGACAGATTTCTTAATTGCGTCTTCATTTCTCAAAACAGTCACATCATTTGTAACTGGATGCTTCTTAAAAGACAAACTGATGTCTTTAAAT